TTGTTCACCTGTTGTTTTCACTTCAACTTTATCTAAGAATGCCCCTGATGTTCTTGCTATCATCTCGCTAGCCTTTAATCGGTCTTTCATGGCATTATCGGGGTTTCGCATCGCTTCTGTCCAAAACTCTCGAACTTCTGTCATATCAGCCATACGATTACTCTCTAATTCCTTTTGTTTCTCTTTGATATATTGTTGTATGTAAGGTTTTGTAAGGTTCTCATATCCTGTTTGTTTAGCAGTTTTTTCACTATATCCTGCTTGAATTGCTGCTTCAGTGGCGTTGCCTGTTTGAATATAATAATCAGCAAACGCCTGTTGTTTGGGTGTAAGCTTCATCGCAACACCACCTTTCTTTGTAAAATAAAAACACACGTCGGGGGGAACGTGTGCTTATCGGGATGGGATTTAAGATTACTGATGTGTTATCAAGACATCAATCTGTTTTTAGGGTAGTGCTTGCGATTGGATTTGCACCAACTTAGCGTGCTCCTAAGGAACTTAAGGAGCTTACTGTCTTACTTAATAAACGACACAAGCGTGTCGCCCTTGAGCAAAAAGCTCTCAGGCTGGAGGTTATCACTGACGGCAATGAATTCACATCAATCAACTTCAAAACGTATCGTACTTGGTGCCCTTTCGGGCATATTATGGAGTCTCTCATTGGATTTGAACCAATACACAAGGTTTGGGATTGCCTTTGCTCTACCATTAAGCTATCGAGACATATACCGAGGTTTTACCCTCGGCTCTTAGTCGGGCGATTATTAACCATGATTTAGCATCACGATTAGATACTTAATTATGTGAGTAACTGAAGTATCACTTGCTCTCTTGCGTCGTAATCGACACTATCATATTATCATGTTTTTTATAACAAGTTACGACATGATTTACGCCACCTTTTACGCCATTCTTTAATTTAATAACTTTATAAGTTTATTACAGGCGACTTTTAACTTCCTGTTAATAGTCCTTTCACCATAATTAAAATCGATTGCAATCTCTTTATTTGTTTTGTTATGTGTGTATTTGTATAATACGATATCTAATTCCTCCGCATGAGTCTTGCTAATCCAACAAAATACCTTTTCAACTCTTTCAACATATTGCTTCAGCCATCTAATCTCTTCATCTATGTCGTTTATTTCTTTCACTCTGTCACAATACTTATCTTCAATCCCTACACCATTTCCATAGCCAAACTCACTATAGTCCGTTACTTTAATTGGTGGTTCATCTAGGATACGTTGCTTCTTTCTCTCTAAAGACTCAATTCTCTCTTTACTGAAATTGTATTGATCTACTATCTCCTTTGCTGTCACACTCTCACCTCTTAGAACATCTCACTTATTCGTAAACTATCTCCCTACTCCATATAGTTCGATTTTGATATCGCCACTCTCGATAGTGACACCATACCATGTTATATACATCAAAAATAATAGGATTAATATCGCCCAAAACATTTCAATTATTTCAA